CCTTGCCCGGTCTGCCACCATCTTTTGTTTTTGCATTGGATGTGCGAAACCGCAATTCTGAGCCTGTTTTCAAGTTTTTGATGACTTCTTTGTTCCAGCGAAAATGTCGTTTCATCTTCACTGCATTCTGTTCCAGAACATCATATACGTCTAAAAAACTCTGTTTTGCCTGATCTTCTGACGTTGCAAAAATATCAATGTGATATTTTGGTACGCCATTGACAGGTGTCAATAAGGCGAAATCTTCAAACGCTAAAAAGCCATTTTTCCCTGCTCCACGCCCTACAATAATCACCAACTTGGGAAACCGAAGCTGCCCGTTTTCCTTGTAAACGCAATTGTGAATGAAAAAACAGAATTTTTCCCAAGTGAACAAAGAAAATGGAAAGTACTTTTGTAAGGCAAAGTATTTTTCCGCCTGCTCCATATCGACTACTAATTTTTCTGTTTGAAACACGTGCAAAACGAATTTATATAGCTTTTTCTGCTCTTCGCAAACAGACACATCATTTTCGCTGATTATGGATAAATAGTCGTCAATGTATTTACAGTTCGTCATCCGGCTGCATCAGCTCCGAAACGGATTTAATATCAATTCCAAGAGATTTCAAGATACTGAGCATTTGCTTATTGGTATCCCGTAATTCTTTTAGTGCTGGATTTGGTTTTGTGATCATGAATCCAGCTGTATTCGGTTCTGACAACATCGTTCCATTCTTCGTGATGTTCTTTTTCAGGTCTTCTGCACAGTCAAACAAGTATGCATAATCGTCAATCATCTTACTAATTGCACTCATATCTGCATTTTTTCGCTGCACAAAATCATACAAAGAAGCCTGTACTTCCTTTGCTTTTTTCCTCACAAAATCCACCTCCAGCAAAAAAACTACACGGGAAGCGAATCAGAAGAACTGTCTATTCCCCCCATCGGTATTGAACCCCCCGAAAAACTTTTGATTTTTTCGATAGGGGGGATTTTTCACCATCGCTCCTCGTTTTTGAATCCGATCTCTCTTGGTTTGTGCCGATCGTTGGCATGCACTGCTTCGTGACATTGACTGCACAACAGAATCAGATTGCGTTGCTCCTGCCCGTTGCTGTCTATGTAGGTCTTGCTATATGCCAGCTCCGGATGCTCTCGCAAATGGTTTACATGATGCACCAGCACTGCATAATGATATTTGCCGTTTGCTTTGCAACGCTGGCATTCGTTGTGCTGCTCTTTGCGTATGGTTGCAGCCAACTGTTTCCATGCACCG